TCCAGATTTGATTATTGCCGACGAAGCCCACTTTCTATCGCGGCTAAAGGCCGGTCGGTCAAAGCGCGTATTTCGATTCCTAAAGAACGCGAGAAAAACAAATCAGAAGGTGATCTTCATTCCGCTCTCCGGTACGATGCGACGTAAATCGTTTAGAGACTGCGCGCATTTATATGAAGCTGCGTTAGGTAAAAACTCGCCACTTCCGGTAGAATATCCTTCACTTGAGCAATGGTGCTTTGCCCTAGACGAAGGCGTCAAGGAAGAAACGAGATACAAACCCGGTGCGCTCCTACGCCTTGCCAACGAAGATGAAAAGAGCACGGGCCTCGACGGTATTCGTCGAGCGGTTCGTCGTCGACTTGTTGACAGCAACGGTGTTGTGGCGACGACGGAATTGTCCTGCTCGCTTCCCCTGACACTACAAGTACGGCCAATCACCGTACCGAACGAGATTCGTTCGGCTATGTTGAAGCTGCGAACCAATTACGAGTTGCCGACGGGCGACACGGTAGACGCCGGTATTGCTTTTTGGCAACACGCCCGCGAAATCGCCAGCGGCTTTGCTTACCGATGGGATCCGCCTGCACCGAAAGATTGGTTGGAAGCGCGTCGTGCTTGGAACTCTTTTGTACGGGCACGTCTTGACCACCCAGGCAAACTCCGCTTGGATACACCGCTCCAAGTATGGAACGCCGTAGAGTCTGGTCAGTTTGGACGCATTCCAGAATGGGAAGCTTGGCGAGATACCCGACACACGTTCGAACCAAAGACCGTGCCGTATTGGATTTCTGATTATCTAGTCAGAGACGCCGAAGCTTGGGCCAAGGAGACGGGCGGTATTGTATGGGTGAGCCATACAGCGGCCTACACTGGCGAGGATGACGACGACGTCATCGGCAACACGTTCAGAGACATTCCATACTTTGGCGCTGGTGATGAAAGGATTAAGTCGTACAAAGGCCCATGCGCCGCGTCGATTCGTAGTCATGGTACAGGAAAAAACCTGACTCAATGGAGCAAGGCCCTGATCATGGCGTTTCCGTCGTCCGGCTCTACCTTGGAACAGCTACTTGCCCGCCACCATCGAGAACGGCAGCAAGCAGACTTGGTCGAGTTTTACTTCTACCTACACTCAAAGGAAATGCTGTCGGCTGTGCAGACGGCGATTGGGGACGCCCAATTCCAAGAGGCGACAAGCGGATCTCCGCAAAGAATTTTGTCGGCTTCCCTACTTGACGCCAGCGGGCACACGCTTAGGATGGATTCATTGGAAGCGGCTACCGCGACCAGCAACGACCCGATGTGGGTCTGAAACAAAGAAAGGCAGAGAACAATATGTCACTACTCGATAACATCATGAACGCGTCAGGTGCTCCGACCGCCAACTACCTTCGTGGTGGCCGTCACGTCATTCGACTGCACCGCATCGTTCTGACCACCCCAGAAGAGGACCGCACCCTGACACGCCCCCGTTTTCAGGTCGACGGCGAGCTGCTGTTTAGCGACCGTCCGTCGTTCTCCGACGTCAACGCGACGATGGACGGCGATCGTCCAGCGAACAAGAAGGGCATGATTGTTCGGGTCAACGACCCGTTCAAGTTCCTCGATACGTCGCTTGCGCGTGTCCGTCGGTTCCTTGCGGTCAGCAAGGGGGCCAAGCTTGGTGCCGAGATTACCGAAAGCACGCTCGGTCTTACCAAGAACGACAAGGAGACGGATACTGAGTTCTCAGCCCGCGTCCTTGCCGAAGCCAAGCGCCTGCTAGGTGCGGACCAGCCCTGCAAGGGAGCCGTGTTTGCGATTATCGGTACTGAGTCCAAGAATCAGAAGACCGGTACGCCTTACACGCTGTTTGAGCCCGCGTTTCCGAACATGGACGACCTAGTCTCAGCCGGCATCGTCGCTGCTCAAAAGGTGGCGTGATTTCCCACGGGTGAGTATTTGAGCCCAACCCCACAATCGGCAACCGTAGCCGAATCAAATACAGACGGTGACGGCGTGGAGAGACACGCTTTTTTTATGGGGTGTCGTCTAACGGCAGGACGCTGGATTTTGATTCCAGTTATCGGAGTTCGAATCTCTGCACCCCAATATGCCCAGATGGCGGAATTGGTAGACGCGCCTGACTCAAAATCAGGTTCCTTCAATGGAGTACGGGTTCGATTCCCGTTTTGGGCACCACGAGGATAAAGAAAATGATTACCTTGCACCTAGGACCGATGTTCGCTGGAAAGACGACTGCCCTGATTCGACTAGCCAAAGAAGAACCGCGAAGCCTTATTCTAAGGCCGATTGTCGATACCAGAACGCCTCGATTCACGGTCAAAAGCCACGACGGTCTTTTGATGGATGCCGTAGCTACAGACGGCTTGGACTTCGTCGACGTACAAAACATGGACGTTCGCCGCATCTTGGTGGACGAGACTCAGTTTTTCGACAAGGATTCGACCATCAAGACCGTAGACCGATGGAATTGGTTGGAATACGACGTTCATTTGTTCGGCCTATCGCTAACAGCGCAGGGGCAGTCTTGGCCGACTATTTCAGAGTTGGCTGAGATTCCAGGAATCAAAAAGGTCATGTATACGGCTAACTGTGCAGTTTGCAGAGAGCCGGCTATCTACACACAGCGCATTACACCGTGGGGTAAAGTCTCGCCAGAAAACGCTGTAGGCGGCGCGGATGATTACGAGCCGCGTTGTTTCGACCATTGGTCACAGGAGCCGGTTCGATGATTGACGTCAAACAGCATTTGACCCTTCTAGCCGAAGCTTTTAACGCGTTGAACTTTGACGGATGTTCGATAAATGAACGCATGTGGTGCGAGACGACAGGCCGTTATGCCGCCAACGTCAAGGGTCTATGGCTAGGAATAGAATTGACTCTTGACGGCAAGCTGGCTAAAAAGCCTGTTGGAAAAACAACCAAGCCAATCACAAGGCTGTGGTCTGATAAGGACAAAGACCGAGCCAAGACGTGGATTGAGGGTGATACATGATTTCAGCCAATCAGTTTTCCAAGGCAATGGCTAAGGCGGATTCTGTAACGCAGCAGAATCAGGCCATGGAGCAAGTCACAGCAGACTTCGCTGACATTATCAATCAGATTCTCGGAGAAGTACCGCCGCCAAAAAACGTAGAAGACGTGCGGTATCTTACCTCAAGGACCAACGCAAAGCTGCGGCTGATATTAGCCGTCAATAGGTTTAACGGATGAAAGAGTCACAGAACGAGCATTTCCAAGCTTGGCGCACACCGAAGACGCTTTTCGAAGCCGTTCAAGCGGACTACGGACAGTTCGATTTGGACGCTTTCGCCGATGGCGACAATCACCTATGCCGTAGCTATTTTACAGAGAAGCACAGCGCGTTCAACCACGATTGGTTCGGACGCGTGTGGGCCAATCCGCCGTACAAAGCCGGATTCATGGCCAAGGTTGTAGATAAAGCGATAGAAGAAATGTCCATCTACAACCGCTGTAAGAGCGTCGTGGTGCTATGCCAAGCGTCTGTAGATACGGTTTGGTTTCATAAAGCCTTGGAGCACGCCAAGGTTGAGTTATTCAAAGGCCGTATTCAGTTTGAGCGCGAAGAAAAGGCGAAGCAGAAAGATAATTCTCGTATCGCCAACGCGCTGCTCATATTTGACGACGACAAACGTAAAGGGTTGCGTGGAACTCGTTGCGCAAAAACCGGAAGGCGCTTGACTCTTTTCATGTAAAGGCTATATTGGCCACCTATGCCCTACACACTCGTAGCCTTAGATCCCGGCGCCCACGACGCCGGGATTGCTTTTTTTGTTGACGGACGGTTGACAGAGTGCGCGCTATTGCGTCCTAAACCAGACACGCCATTCGAAATCGCGCGGGTTGCTGGTATGTGGGTACGTCGGGCTTTGATGAATGCCGGCGGTAACGGGCGCATAAACTCGTTGATATGCGAGGGGCAGTTCGTCTATCCAGGGCCGCGTCGAAACAATCCAAACGACTTGTTTCCGTTGGCACAAGTAGTCGGCGGCGCAATGCAAACAATAGACTCGTTTGAGCGACGGGTGATTTCGCCTAGAGAATGGACCGGATCCGTTCCAAAAGAAGTTCGGCACCGTAGGTTCCTCGCCACCCTTGACGCGCGCGAAACCGCGATCATTATGGCTACCAAGTGCCCAAAAACAAAACTACATAACGTAATCGACGCCTGCGCGCTTGGCCGATGGGCGCTAGGTCGATTGCCTGTAGAACCAGAAGGTGGATTTGTTCAATGACGGAAGCCCTTATCGAGCGTTTTGAGCCGTTTCTGACTCAGCTTAAAAACAAGACGATTACAGAAATCAAATCCGCAGAAGCCTACGCGGCAGCGGCACAGGCGCTACTCCAAGTAAAGATTGCGCTGAAGCAGACAGAAGCCCGTCGGCGTGAAATCACGGCGCCGGCCGTAGAGGCGGCTAAGAAGGCTGCGGCTTTATTCGTTCCGTTTGAAAAAGACCTAACGGATGCCGAGGCTTATCTAAAGGATCTGCTGTCAAACTACGTCGACCAACGCGTACCGCAAGCGGCTCAAGAGGCAACCGCCGCGCTCAATGCGGGCGACCGTAGCGCGTTACAGACGGCCCTAGCGGCTGTCCCCCACGTTGACGGCATCGGCCTATCCACAGAGACGTCGTTTGAAGTAATCGACTCCGATGCGGTGCCAAAGCAGTTTCTCAAGACGGAAATCGACCGCAAGGCTGTTTTGAAGGCGCTTCGAGCCGGAGAAGAGATTCCCGGCATCGTCGGAATCGAACGTACACGCGTATCTGTAACTGTAAAGGAATAAAATAAATGCCACAAGTAGAACAAACAATAGTTGATTTATTGGTCGAGCAATCGCTGACTATGGCCAAAACGCTGGTTCAATGCGCCGAACCGGTAAAGGCTTATTTCTTCTTGACGGAGAATGCGCCAGCCTGCGTCATTGAATCAAAAGAGGCTCGGAGATTCGTAGCGTCTTTGGAAAAGCAGATAGACCAATACTTTTCAGATAAAAAGTACGTCGAGCGTTACGCCGGTTATACAAACGAGCAAACTAATCCGATAGAGCCATTCACTGATCTAGGTCTGTTATCACTATACCGAGCAAAAAAGACACAAGAGATAGTGGCTGAGTTTTGCCAAAGAAAAGATAAGGTCTACGCGCTAGGCATTGGTTCCGGTGATTGTACTTTAGAAAAGGCTCTGCTAGAAAAGCACCCTAATCTACATATAGACATTTCAGAGTTGCTCAAAGTCGGCTCAAAAGCCGCGCTAAAGCTACAGGAAATGTTTCCAAACCGTGTCGGCATTCAAGGCCGATTCGATGTAGAAAAGCAATTCGAACCTAAGAAATATGATTTGATAATGTGCTTAGAAGTCATAGAGCACGTTACAAGCCCGTTGACCTTGCTGGACAATATGAAGACCTGTCTACAAGATGGCGGCATGGTCATAGTGTCCACTCCTAATCACATAGGTTGGATTGAACGAAAGCTTATCGACCAGTTTGGAGACGACAACTGGTATCACCACGTTCGGGCGTACACACCAAAGACGCTGGCCCTAGACGCCATCGAGAGCGGGCTTATTCCTACGATTCTGTCTGAGCCTAACGGCACGCTGTTTATGATTGCAGAGCAACGCGATATCAGCGAAATAAGTGATATAGAAACAGGTTGCGATACAATCGAGCAGTTTCAAGGTCTATTGCAACAGCTACCGCCAGGGTCAACGATATACGCTAACTTCAAAGTATCGGACAACAAAACAATGCCGGCTACCATTGCAGTATTGAACGGCATAACATTAAAAGAGCCCAAAGAAAAGCCATGATAAACACAATCCTATTCGACGCAGAGTTACTACAGAAGCACCATCCGATTCGCGTACTTACCCTGCACGGGCTGGTAGACGACGGCTACAACGTCGGAATAATCTCAAAACACAATCGGAAAACCACAACCGATTTTCTACGCAAAGCCGACGTCTGGTTGTTTCTCGACCTGATTGTGTGCTATCCAGAATGCGACCCCGGTGAGAATCCGTGGTTTACGGCTATGGCTGCATTCACAGCTAGTCCAGAAGAGACTCTGTGCTTAGTAGAAACAGACGAAGTTTTTCAAGACGTCGAGGCTACAAAAGCATGGTTCCAAAAGATCAAGGCTTTTGATGTGACGGCAAAAAACCTGAACTTCTGGATAGGTAACTGCTCATGACTTCAGTAAAACGGATAGCGGTAGTAAGCGACATTCATGTACCGTTTGAGTGCAAGAACGCGCTGAACACGTTCTTTTCTTGGCTGAACGATTTCAAGCCGCATAAGGTGGTGCTGAATGGAGACATTCTTGACTTGGCTGCATGCTCTCTTCACAAAGACGCAGACGCAGGAAGAGTATTGGCAGAAGAACTTGAAGCCGGTAATCGTTTCTTGGACCGTCTCCGCGCAATCGTCGGAACAAGCTGCGAAATCTTCTACAACGAAGGCAATCACGAAGCGCGATTCAACAGCTTCATAAAGACCAAGGCCCCAGCCTTGAACGGATTGACGTCGCTGCCGGAAGCCCTGCGCCTAGACAAACGCCGAATCAAATGGCTACCGTATTCTGGCGATAACGTGCTGTTCGTGACACCGAAGCTGGGTATCACACACGGCTTTGCGCACGGCGTTAACTACACACGCGCGACGTTGTTGAAATACAACATCAGCGTTATCGTAGGCCACGCGCATCGACCAGAAGCCAGCAAGGTTCCCGTTATTGGACAAGACGGTCAGCACACACGGGGTTGCTGGGGCTCTGGTTGTCTGGTACCTGTAACCCACGTCTCGTACATGAAACAGCCGACCGGTTGGACTCAGGGATGGACCGCTGTATATGCGCTACCAAATGGTGATTTTTCTGTTTACCCTGTTGATCTCCACAACGGCAAAGTAGTCTGGAACGGAAAGGTGTACGGAAAGTGATTAGCGCCGAAATCATTGCGGATTCTGTTCATCCGACAGGAAATAGCCGTCTTACGACCATGCGGCTAACCTATCCACGTTTCGTGCATAGTGAGTTCATGACTCACCGCATGTTCTCGCGAAACGCGGCGTCGTCAAGGGCTATTCCGTTCAAACGAATGGTCAAAGCCGTGTTGCAAGATCCGGCTTATCCGGTGGAATGGGGCTCGAATAAGCCAGGAATGCAGGCCGGAAAGAGCATCCGTTTTCCGTTTCTAGCCAAAGCTATTTGGACTGCGGCTCTTTATGCGGCAGCGGCGTTCGCGTTGGCTCTGCACGGATTAGGGCTGCATAAACAGATCGTAAACCGCTTGCTAGAGCCGTTCTGCTTCATCACAGTTTTGGTGACAGGAACGGATGAAGCGTGGTCTAACTTTTTCTGGCTAAGAGATCATCCAGACGCCGACCCAACGATTGCCAAAATGGCAAAAGCGGCAAAAGAGGCATATGCCAATTCAAAACCAGCCACGCTGGCTACCGGAGAATGGCATATACCGTTTGCCCCTAAGATGACCACGTCGCTCAAAGACGCCCACATCGTTTCTGTGGCCCGTTGCGCCCGTGTATCTTACTCGACACCCGGCGATACTGCCGATTCGCGCTACGACGCAGATAAGCGCCTTTATGAACGGCTTGTCGGCAGCGACCCGAAGCACGCCAGCCCGGCAGAGCACCAAGCCTGTGCGATTCCAATGACCGCAGATCCGGCTCAAGGCGGGAATTTCGGAAAAGGCTGGCTTCAGCTTCGAAAGACCTTGTCGGGTGAGGCGAACCTGTCTATGTTCAAATCCTGAAGGGAGCGAACCAAGATGGACAAGGACCAAGAACTCTACAAGGCACGAATGCTGACAGGGCTTATTGCGCTTGGCATGATGATAGTCGGCGCTGTGACATGCGTGAAGATCGTTGTAGATACGGTTTATCCATGATTCACGACAAAGACTGTTTCTGTATGTCTTGCCAAGAAAAAGATAACAAGCTGATTACGACTCATTCCGCGTACTACGGCGTCAAACCGACGTATTACGGAATGAACATCAGAGGGGTCGATGTAGACGCCTTGGATATCATTCAAGCCCTCGACCTACCCTTCGAGCCCGCGAATGCCTTGAAATACATCATTCGAGCTGGTAAGAAGACACCGGAGCGCCGACAAGATATCGAAAAAGCAATCGAATATCTCAAGCGTTTCTTAGACCGCGCATAGCTTCGTAAAGCCACTAAACAAATCAAAATATAGCCCGCTCAAAGCGGGCTATATTATCCGTCCCCCGCAAACATGGAGAGTACCGTGATCGATCCTCGTCAGACCCTCGCCGATTTTACTTTTGCCAGCAAGTACGCGCGGTATTTGCCAGATCAGCGTCGTCGAGAGACTTACGAAGAGGCTGTAAAGCGCATGATGAATATGCATCGAGCGTTCTATGCCGACAAGGACGTGGACAAGGAAATCAACTTCATCGAAGAGAAGCTGCTTTCCAAAGCCATTCTTGGTTCGCAACGTGCGTTGCAGTTTGGCGGCGACGGCGTTCTTCGAAAGAATATGCGGTTGTATAACTGCTCGTATTCTTTCTGCGACCGTCCTCGCTTCTTCGCCGAAGCCCTATGGCTACTTCTATGCGGCTGTGGCGTCGGCTTTAGTGTTCAGAAGCATCACGTTGCGGCTCTGCCAGAAATCAAAAAGCCATCGAATCCAGAAGGCTCGATTGTCTATCCGATAGCCGATTCTATCGAAGGCTGGGCGGCTGCGCTAAACGCGTTGGTTACATCGTACATGAATCCGTCGTTCTGTGACGGAAAGCCGTTGTCGTTCGACTACTCGTATATTCGACCGGAAGGCAGCCCGATTTCATCGTCGTCCGGCAAGGCTCCAGGGCCCAAGCCGTTGCGGGATTCGTTGGAAGCTGTGCGCGTAGTGCTCAACCGTGTCGCTGAGACAACCAAGAAACTCCGTCCAATCGACGCTTACGATATCGTCATGCATGCGAGCAACTGCGTTCGTGCGGGCGGTATTCGCCGTTCCGCGACAATCGCGCTGTTCAGCCCCGACGACGTCGAAATGACCAACGCCAAGACCGGCGATTGGTGGCAGACCAATCCGCAACGTCGTCTATCCAACAACAGCGCCCACTTCGTCAGGGCTACAGCGTCTTACGAGCAGTTCAAGGCGCTGATTGCCTCGACAAAAGAGTTCGGTGAACCGGGCTTTTTCTTCGCAAACTCGACGGAACACGGCACCAATCCGTGCGCAGAGATTGGGCTGGAGCCGACCATCAACGGCAAGAGCGGCTGGGCTTTTTGTAATCTGACGTCGGTAAATGTCGGGGCTTGCAAGACAGAATACGAGTTCTTTGAAGCCTGTACGGCGGCTGCGTGGTTAGGCACGCTTCAAGCGGGCTACATGGATGTAGGTTGGTTGGATCGAACGACGCAAGACATTATGCTTCGGGACGCGCTGCTCGGTGTATCCCTGACAGGAATGGCTGATAATCCAGCAATCGCTTTTTCAGAGAACACTCTACGGCTGGGTTCTAAAATCGCCGTGGTGTCCAATGAAGGGCTAGCTGAGCGTATCGGCATCAAGCCAGCCGCTCGCGTCACAACCGTCAAGCCCGAAGGCACCGGTTCGCTTGTGCTCAAAGTCGGCAACGGTATTCACCCCCACCACGCTCGACGCTATCTGCGTTATGTGGAAGCCGGAAAGATCACCGATCCGCTCGTAAAGTTTATGGCTGAGCAGATTCCAGAAGCGGTCGTGCCTTCAGCCTATGCAAAGGATGAGTTTAAGGTTGTATTTCCAATCGACCTAGGCGACGGTGCCCTTTGGCTAAAGGCTGAAACCGATCCGATTGACCATTTGACAAAAGTACGGTCGGTGCAAGACAACTGGGTAAAGACCGGAACAAACCGTGGCGACCTGACCCACAACGTCAGCAACACAATCCAAGTGCCGAATGACCGGTGGAACGATGTTGCCGAAGAGATTTGGAAGCACCGCGACTCGTACGGCGGCGTATCGCTACTTGGCACAAGCGGCGACTTGGATTATGCACAAGCGCCGTTCGTTGAGGTACTGTTAAACGACGCCGAAATCTACGCTAAGTACAGCGGTAACGACGTACTAATCGAGAAGGCTAAAGCGGCCCGCGACTTGTGGCTAAAGCTACGGGCTGCTTGGAAAGAGGTCGATTTCAAGGACTGTGTTGAGACGGTAGACAATAGCGCCGGCTTGGAGACCGTAGCCTGCGCCGGTGGAGCCTGCGCCTTCTAACTCAGCCCCCAATACGATTCTTCAATCAATCCGTCGCTGACTTCTACTCGACCACCAAAAGTGGCACCGAGGTCGACAGCGACGGATTGTTTTTCTCGTAACCTAACCAGAGCCTGTGTCGTGGCGTCGACTTGGTCGTCATGGGCTCCGCGCGGAAATACACACAACTCGTCTATGTATTCCTGCACCCAAGCGTACATATCTGGATGCGGAAGCCAGATGTTGCCGGCTTCGAATAACGGGGCTACAGCCGCCGCCCGCGCCTCTTTACCGCCTTCCGGTGTTACTTCAATCATACCCGGAATCTCGCTCGACAACGCCGCAATGACAGCCGAGCCGTTGGCTTTGCCTTCTACTAAGGTAGGCAGACCAGGGCGACGGCTATGCAGACGTTGCACAGCGGCTACGGTCGCTGGAAAGTCGTACTTTCCGCGTTCTTGGTCAACGAGATAAAAACCGGATTCTCGTATCCAAGATTGCCCGACGACGTAGTCGGAGTTAGCGCCGCCTTTGAACGCCATATCCCAAGAGTTCGTATAATCCTGTTGAGGCGGCGTCCACTTCTTCATGGGCGCTTCGACAAAGTTGCCGTCTGCTAGCTGTATCTGAATGGGCTTCGGGTCGACAAGGACTGACGGGTCATACCAAAACCGAAGCCATTCCTTCTTGAACACACCACCACCGCGCGGAACGGGGCGTTGCTGGTACTGCCCGGCATAGGCAAACGATCCCATGGCCCTTTTCTGTTTATCTACGGCGTCTTCTGTCCACATTTGTGGCCACAAGAAATCGCCGAAATTCTTACGGGGGTCTACCCATCCGATGCTTGTTGGCTTACTTCTCGATTCGAACTCCATAGGTAGCACAAGAGAATCCCAACCAAGATCGTGGCATATAGCCGAAACATCTTGTGCGTGAACGCGTTGCATAATGACGATACGAATAGCATTGTTTGGATTTCCTTCGATACGGTTATACCAAGACTCTAGAAAGAACTGATTGGCTGTTTCGCGAACGGTAGCTGACTCGGCGTCTTTGACGTTTACAGGGTCGTCGATTACCAGCCACGAGCCGCCCATGCCGGTTACGGTGCCGCCAACAGATGTGCATTGACGACCGCCTTTGGCCGTTGTGATAAATGCTGTTTTGAGGTTGCTGTCATCTTCAATGGCGACGTGTGGAAACCGGGCTTTGTACCAATCGCTTTCGATAAGACGCCGTGTTTTTACAGAGTCGCGTGTAGCCAGCTTTTCAGAATACGACGCGTACAACAGCGTCTCACCCGGATTTCTGGCAAGCACCCAAGCCGGTAACATGACAGAACCTAATGTAGACTTACCGTGACGCGGCGGTACGTTTATTACAAGCGTTTTGATTTTCCGCTCGGCGCAGGCTTGTAGGTGCTCGGCTATGGCTTCAATGTGATAGCCGTTCTTGAACTCGTACTGCTCTGTCTTATCCCAAGCCTCGACAATGAAATCTCGAAAGCATTTAGGAAGCAGTTCAGTATCGCGGCGGATCAACTCTGATTCGATCGCTAAAGCGACCGGATCTTTAACAACGCTCTTGACTTTGGTTCTGCGCATAGTATGTATTGTGCCATGGTGAAGCCAATCAAAGCAACTCGAATCGCAAAACC